CAGCAACTCCTGTTGTCGTAACACCATTAATAGCTGTTAATTGATTATTTAATTCATTTTTTAAAATTAAAGGGTGTCCTGTATTCGATGAATCTGACTGTACAAATCTATATCTATTCCCATTAGTAAGACTTAAAGTTGGATTTTTAACACCATTAATATAAAAATAATCAGATCCTCCTACGTTTTGAACAGTAACGACATAATTTATAGTTTGACCGCTAAAATTTGATATAGATAAAAATTTTGCAAAAGTTCTTTTTCTTGTTAAAACTGCACCTATTAAATCATTGTTTGGTGTTATATTATTTATCTCTTGTAAAATTGTTGATACTGTTGACAATAAATTACTAATTTTTAAAGTTGGTCGGGGTAGATTTGAACCTTTATTAGTACCTTTATAATCAAAACCCTCTGCTGTTATTGGCATTTGACTATAAGTATGACCACCAAAATTTAATTCACCTTGCGAGTTCTCAGCTACACCACTATGCCATCTATATGTAGTAATTTGATTATTTGGATTACCTGTTGGATAATGTAAACCTTCAATAAGTTCCAACTCAAAAAGCGTAATAATTGCTGTTGGATCAATTTTTTGTAATTCATCTATAGGTATAGTCAAGTCTCAAACACCTCTCTAAAAACTAAATTAATGTTATTAACATTAAATGCAACTTTTTCTACTGCTGGATTTTCACAGACCCATTTACCAGTTGAACCATAAGGAGGAGTCCAATTAAAAGATTTTTGACCATTATTACCTCCTGTTGAGTTTGCTAAAAAATTTAAAATATTTGTTGTTGTTACATCATCTCTATTGTTAAAATTTAAATTATATTTTCTAGTTGATGAATTTAATCCAGCAACTAAACGCTGTTCGTAATTATCCCCTAATTTATTTGTAATTACATTGTTTTCAATAGTGAAACTTGGTGCGTAGCTTGGAGATACGTCTGAACCAACTGTTTGGGTGTCAAAGGTTGCCATTATGTGTAAAGTATTCCTCCAGGTTTTTTCTGTTTAACTAATTCTGCTTGTATAGCACTGCCTATCATTTTGCCAAGTTGTTGAGCTTTTGCATTGTTACCTTGAGCAGTTGTGTTACCAGCATTTACTGAAACATTAACAGTAGTAGAGCCTCCTCCTCCTTCAACTCCTAATTTTCCATTGCTATGACGTTTTAATGGCATGATAGCTTCTGCCCCTTTTTCTGCCATCAACCCTAATCCAGATGACATGGCAAAAGTAGTGGGTCTTGAAACAATACCTCCATAAGCGTACTTTTGCATTGAATTACTTGACATGACAGCTCCATTAGCTGCTGTATATACTTGACTTTGTACATCATTTATAGGAACTGTTACCCCACCATTTCCAAAAGGTAAAATTCCACTAATAAAGTTTGTAAATGGTTTCATTATTGATTGTTGAATTACTATTCTTGCCATATCTTGTATTATTGATCTTGCTAAATCTCCAAAAGCTAATTTTCCTGTCATTACAAAATTTACAAGAGCATCTTCCATTCCTTGAAAAGCATTGCTCATTGCATTTTTAACATTTCCAGCTACATCATTAACCTTTTTTTGATAGTCAGTTAAAGCGTCTTTCATTCCAGATAAAACTTGGTTATGTTTTTCTCCCGTTTCTTCTGGCTTCTCTGATAAAATCCCACCTCCTCCTCCAAGAATATTTGATGCACCTTCACTGACTGTTGTGACAACATTGTTTGTAACTTCCCCTGCTTTGTCAACACCTTTTTGTATTACTTTTTTAGCATCTTTAATTGTCTCACTAGCTTTATCTTTTATATCTACAACTATTTCTCCAATTTTTTGATAACCCGATAAATAAGTACCAAATATTTTGCCGATAATAGGTATTTTTGAGAGTTTATTTAATGTTCCAATAATAAAATTATTTATCATTGAAACAAAATTTTTCCCAATTGACATAATTCCGTCAATAATTTGTTTTTTAGACTGAAGAAAATCACCTACAAATTTTGAGATATTTTTTGCAAAATCGCCAAGTTGTTTTCTAAACGCAATTATTAATGTCACTCCAATGGCTGCCCAACCTATAGGATTAGTGGCAAGGAACACTAATGATGCAGCCGCAGCTTTTACAAATCCAAGTGACATTGCTTTTAAACCAACTACAAAAGTATTTATAAAACCAACACCCATAGCAGCCTTTAAAGCAATCATTCCAGTTGCTACAGTTGCAGCAGTTAATCCAGCAGCAGCTAAAGCAGCAGCCAAGCCTTTGATGGGAGTAGGCAGTCTTGATGCGACATTAAGAATATCATTTAAACCTCCTGCTAAAGGGTGAAGCACTGCAATAAAAGCCGACCCTATCTGATTTTTTACTATTTCAAAGTTTCCACCTAAAATTTTTGTTGTCAATCCAAAACTTGCCATTGCTTCTCTTGTTCTTAAAGCTACTTCTCTACTGTTTCTAATATTGCTAAACATTGCATCAATTTTTTCATCTGTTTGACCCATTAGTGCCATAAATTTCGTGCCTTGATCCGTTCCAAATAATGCTTTCATTATTTCCATTTGTTCACCTTCATCTCGACCTTTTAATTTATCTCTTAACCCTTTAATAACTTGATCCATTGGTTTAAGTTTGCCCGTAGAATCTAAAACTTCAGCTCCTAGTTCTTTCATTGCAGTGGTCAACATCTTTGAACCTCTTGTAATTCCCAAAAGCTTCCCGTCTGCTCCTGATGCTGCAATTTGTAATCTTTGTAAGCCAGTTTTTAAACCAGTACCCGCTTCACTTCCTTTGATACCAGCATTAGCTAATAATCCTAATGTTGCGACAGTATCATTTAAGGTTAATCCTAAAACATTTGCGGTAGGTGCTGCCATCTTTAATGACTCACCAAGAATACTTATTGTTTGTGCTGAATTATTTGCACCAGCAGTCAAAATATCAACAGCTCTTTCAGTTTTAGAAACATCAATTCCGAAAACTTGCATAGTCGTACCAACGATACGACCCATTTCAGCAAATTCTGTAGATGTTGCCTCAGCACCTAAAACGATTCCATTTAAACTTCCAGTAATTTCCTTTGAGTTTCTGCCCATTCTTGCTAATTCTGTTGCCAATTCTGCAACTTGTTGAGGAGTTCCCGCTGCAATTTGAGCAGTTCTGTTCACTGCTTCTGTAATTGCCTTTTTTTGTCCTGTACCCTCAATAGCAGCAGCTTTTGTTGTTTCCTCTTCAAAACTACTTGCCCCGCCAACTATACCTCTGACAGCTCGACCCAATCCAACAGTTCCTAAAACACCAGCCAATTTTTGACCAGTTGATAATGCTTGACCGTCTAATCCTTTTAATTTCTTTTTTAATCTGTCAATTTCTCCGCCTAATCTTTTATATGCTTTACTGCCTATAACAGTTCTATCTTTTAAAAGTGTTAAGGCTCTTATATGTTCTTTTAATCCTTTTGTTGTATTACCCGCAGCTCTAGCCATACGGTTTATTTCAATATTCATTTTACCAAGCTGCACTTTTGACATCTTGGAACTTGTATCAAGACCTTTTAACTGCTTTTTAAAATTATCAACACTTTTTGCACCCTCAACTTTTGCTTTTAATTTAAAAGTTGTGTCTAAGTTTAAAGCCATTATTTTTTATTATCTTTGTTTAAATGTTTTAAAGCTTCTCTTTCCATAACTTGTATGTCGTCAAAAATTTCAACTTTATTATTTACATCATACATTGAAAAAAGCATTTGCAAAACGGAATAATCTAAACCAATAACACCTGACATAGTTGTTCTCCATTGCGTCATTAATTTTATAAAAATAGAAATAGATAATTCGTTTTCTTCAAAAACTTCAAAGTCTTTTTCAATTTCACGTTCTGGTAAACCTTTTATATTTAGTATTTGTGCATCTTCTTGTGAAAAATCTTCTACTGAGCCGCAGAATAGATGTTCTACAGCTCCAGTGAGTTTTTTGTTTTTGTTCCTGTTATTCCTTCATAAAAAGCTGCAACAATAGCTACTGATATTAATGGAAGTTCTAAAAGTAATTTTTTATTTTCCTCACTATATTTTAAAGGCTCTTTTTTTCCGTTTTCATCAGTGACGTTTATACCTTCCCAACCTACTAAAACTTCCATAGCTATTGCTAAACCTCCATCTTCAATTCCATCATTTGTATTAGCTATTTTTTGTTGTTGTAATACCCAACTATGTTTTTTTCTTTTAAATGTTGCTCTAAAAGTTTCTTCTATGTGTTCATTGTCAACTGGTAATTTATA